GAGTTCTTGGCATAAGAAATAGTGGCTGCTCCAAGACTTCTACGCTCTTTTCTTTCGTCTTTTAAGTAATATGTAACTAAATCAGCAATAGCAAGTTTTAAGTCAACTGGAGTATTTGCGTAGCCGCAAGTATAAGTAACTTTTACTGCACCAGTACCTTTTGGATAATTACGATAACGACCCTCTGAAGTTGTGCGAAATACACTGTCGGATACTATATCGACCCAGTAATCAGAATTTGCTACTAAAAGAACATAATCTGAAGATTGAGTTTCTCTTTCATAAACAGAAGAAATATTTACAATTGGGCTATACTTTAACTGAGCAGTATAAGTATCCCATTGTATATCAAAATACTCAACAAAAGGAGTTGAGTAATAATCGATTATAGGATTGTCACAATAGTTTCTTACAAGTTGACTAATACTAGGGATAAGCATATTGATTTTTTCGTCATCTTTTACGCCTGTAATTCCCATCAAAGTTTTATAGTCATCAATTGTTATTAAGTCTGCCATATAATCAACTTATAAAAAACTTGACTGAGTAAATCGATTTAGAAAAAGGAGAGGGGAAGGCCCCTCTCCTTTTGTTGCAAGCTACTATGTAACTTACGAGGAAGGATACTGAAGTGCCCACTTCGAAGTGGCGCCATCGATAAGATCGATAAAGCCGATTCTCTGTGAAGCAACCAGAACACGACGCTGATTTTCAACATCATAATCTGACTCAACAGTGACCCCACGAAGCCGAGGAACAACGAAGTTACGAGCGTAAACAGCCACTGCAGCATACTTGTTAGCAGCAGGAGTTGCAAACTCATCGCACAGCAGTACACGGCTTCCATACACTTGTCCTACTTGACCCGAAACCTTTGTAGCCAAGTTTCCAACTAGGTTCATATCTTGGAATTCTGCGTCTTCGAGCAGTTCAAAATAGGTGCGCTGGTTAACGATGTAAACAACGTCTTCCGGGCGAACACCATACTTGCCCATGTTCTTACGCAGCGTTAACAGATTTGCAGTTGTAACAGCTGCATTTGCAGTCGTTACGCCAGTGATTTGAGTCTTGTGGCTGTCTAAATCTGCCAGCTTGATAAGACCGTCGTAAGAAGCGCCTGAAGTATTAAAAGGACCATCAGCATGATTACCTACCAGCAGCGAAGCTTCGATTGCACGAGCATGCGAACGAATCATCGACTCACGAATCAACGGAAGAATCGGCAGAATTGCATCTTCTTCAGTTTCGTTGCCAAGATAGCTCTTCGAAATCAGCTTCTTCGTGGTCAGCACGCGTTCGGTCATCGATACGCCAATGTAAGGCGAACCGTATGCATTCGAACGAGGATCTAAGTTACCTTTCGGTGACGATCCGCTTGCGCTCTGGTTTGAAGTAAATTCTGCATAACCTGCGTCTGGCAGAATTGGCAGAATCAGACTTGCTGCGGTCATCTGAATTTCACGGAACAGAGGAGCAAGAATCAGAGCATTTTGAATATCACGCTCGATGCTTGTAGAAACGATCTGCTCGAAGTCAGCCGAAGAAACTTCTACGCCTGCCTGAGTGTTTACTTTCTGAATCAGTGAACGTCCCAGAGTCGTGTCCTGCCAGCCCTTACGAGTTACCAGGCCTAGTACATATGCATCGTCAGCATCTTTTGCAAATGCCTTCTTCCAGTCTGAGTCTGTACGATCATTGAAAATACGCTTTGATTCGCGCATCTTCATGATTTCTTGTGACTTTTCCGAAATTTCACCGCGCAGTTCGTTTACGATCTTTTCCAGATCGGCGTTCTTGTCGGCAAAACGCTTCTCAATGTCAGCTACAAGGCGCTCAGCACCCGTGGTTACTGCTACCGAGATTTTATCGGAGAGTGCCTTTTCTTCCGATTGCTTGCGAGCAGCTTCTTCTGCAGCAACTCGAGCCTTTTCTTCACGCTCAATTTGCGCAGCAGCTAACGTCTGTGCAGTCTTTTCTGCGACAGAAGCTACCAATGCTTCTAAATCTTTTGGATCCATGTGTTTAATCTCCTTAGTTGCGACTTTAGTCGCTTCTCCCGGCGCAGTGGCGCTCGAAGATTCAGCATTTACTTTTTCTTCAAGTCCTTCTAGGCCGTCATTCATGAACGTTCTTTTAAATAATTGATAATCCTCGGACGAATCAAAGGACTTTGACAATGAAAAGACGGCAGATTGATTTGCCGGTACAGAAACAACCGAAATCTCAAACAGTTCTGCGTCCTTAACTCTAAATCCGTCGGTTTCCGGCATATAATCGGCATCCTTGATTCGAAAACCTACGGAAAAAGCGCCAAGGACTCCGTCTTTGATTAAGTCTAAAATCTCGCCAGCGGCTTTTGAGATTTTAGCCTTGATTCGTAAACCATCTGGATCTGGGTGAATTTCTACCGCTTTTCCAATTGGTTTTGCATACGAGTGATTGAAAAGAATTACTGGATTTTTACGATAGTTATCCAGACCTCCTTTCATCCAAGCATTTGTTTCGATGATATCGCCAGTGCGATCAACATCTGGAGTGCTGGCAAGACCTGTAATATAGGTATCACCATCTTCTGAAACAAGAGCTTTAAATTCTGTGCTTAAAAAGAAATTTTTATTCATAGCAATATCTACTCCCTTCGTAGCTTCTTCTTTACTAATTTTAGTAAGAGTAGAAACTTTGTGCCCTACAAGAGTTTCAGTTTCTTTTCCATCACGATAAATACGAATAAGTGCAGCAGGATCATCTTTACTAGCATTAATAGAAAAACTACTACCAGGAACTCCTAGAACACCTTCTGTCATTATATGTTCAATTCTTCCTTTGGCTGTGCCTCCAGAAGAATTCCACTTTACATAATCTCCTACTTTCATTCTTCGGCAGGTTTAGAAGCTCGACGAGGCTTTACAGGCTCTTCTTCCGCTTCTCTTGCCACAGCATGAATTCCATCAATTTTTGCAGCCAGTTCAGGGTGATACTTACGAATCTTACCTGGAATTCTTCCCCAAGACCCAAAGCACCGTATAATTAAATTTGGGCTAACTGGAAAGTCAGCCTGTTGCTTATACTCTCGCATTGTCATAAATTTATTTTTTTCTGCGAAATATTTGGCAACAATTTCTAAAAGTTGTCCTTTTGTCATAGTTATACCGTAGTTAAATTGAATTTGGGTGAAGTTACCATACCTAGCGTGCTGGTAGCAATCACATAAAATTCGTAAGTTGTAGCTCCATCATATACTGAAGAAGTATTTGCGATTCCAGTACTTGTATTCAAAGATAGATTACCTGTGTTACCACTTGTACTAAAACTTAAATTTGCTCCTGTAAAATAAGTAGCAAAGTTAAATTCAGTAGTTCCTCTATCTACAAGCGGCAAACTCAGGGATAAAACTGAGTTTGCTTTATAAGCAAATTTTACTCGTGGACGTCTACGACGCCGACGCATTGCTCCTTCAAAGCTTCCGTCGCCGTATTCCATTATGCGCTTTCCGCTTCGTCGCTAGGGCGACCACCAATGTCAGGATTTACTGCAGACCCAGCGATGTTGGCAGGAACTCGAATCGCATCTAAACCTTCCATCGGCTCCTTACCAAGCTTTACTCGCGCTTCGTTCGGAGTTAAAATTCCACCGTTTACAAGCGTCGAGTAGTATCTTGCTTGATCGCTCAACTCTGGCTGCAGTGCTGGAATATTTGTGACATCCTCAGTTAAATTAAATCCGAAGAATCTTTCAAAAGCAAACATATACTTACGCAAAATCGGCATTACCGTCTCAAGATAGTAAAGCCGATGATTTGGGCGAATGTTTGCATTATTACCAGAGTCAAGCAGCAACGGAGGCACACCAATTGATTTTAGAATAATATTTTCAAGAGCAACTACAGACGACTGAAAATCCATCTCTTTGAAGTTGATATTACTGATAGTATCAATTTCAAGACCGCCATCTAAAATAATTGGTCTACGTCCACCGCCATCTGGGCGGTAACGAGTTTGCCAAGCTTGTAACATACGCTCTTTTACTTTATCGCTTAACGTGCTGGGACTTTTAATGATAAGTCCTGGCACTGCTCCATTGTCGAAGAAGTTATCTTGAAATCTTCGCATCTTGGAAAGGAGCTGCATAGTGCGATAAGCGGGTCGCAGCCGAGAAACTCCACGATAAATTGAGTAGAACGAATTCTCCTTAATATGAACGATTTCCCACGGCTTAAAGTCGAGCAGACCATCATAGACATATCCTGCAATATAGTTTTTCTTATCTGGTATAATTTCAACGAGATTTGCAGGCAAATGATATAGATACAAACCGTCAAAGTAAACAAATATGTTTCCGTCAATTACGTAGTCAACGAAAAGATTTCTTCGAAAACTATTGATATCCTGATAAGGATTTGGCTGTAAATTTAACAAACTGTAAACTTGCTTTTGCCGAAACACTGGAACAATAGATCCATTTTCTGTTGCAGGTCTTGCTCCAGGAATAATACCCGGCAGTTTATTGCCAACAGCAATTGGAATCTCAGCAATGTCATCTACGAGCATGTTTACCGCTCGATTGACAACTTCCAAATTTTCATACTGTACGCGATAGTTATTTACAATTTCCCGCGATTCAATAAGCGACCCTTCAGACAGAGCTATACTCGGCTGAGCGGGGTTTTCTTTGGTTGTAGTCCAGAAATTATACCATGCCATTTCTTAGTTTTTCCAACCATCGCTTCTGTTTTTCAGCGGTTCCAAGTCCAGGGTTTTTTCCATAGACAGAATGTAATTGTAAGTGGTGCGTGTGGCAAAGCGTGACTGCTTCATCGTATAACTCTCGTGTATGCGTTTCTATGAATTTATCTCGAATATTTAGAATATCTTCTTCATTTTGAGGGTTGTGTCGATTTTTTCTCATCCACACATTAAGTAGTTCGGTTAAACTATAGAAGTGATGAAAATCTAAATTATCTGACGATTCACAGACGTAACACTCATTTCCTTTAGCATATCGTCCTTTTGCTTTATCACGCACATACTTTACTAAATCGCGTGCAAGTTTTGTCATATTTTGAACTTCATTATAGAGCGAAAACAACAAACTGTCAACTGCTAAATTTTTTTATGTGTTAAAAAATTGTAGACGAAGTTTTAAAGCTATAAAGTGCGTATCGTAACGCGTCCGCCATGTGGCTAGCATAGTTGTGTTTTGGCTTTTCTTTTAACAAATTTGGGTTTTCATCCCACTGGTATGCATCCAGTGCGACAAGTGTATGCTTACAATTTCCAGATACAATGAGATTGTTATTTTCCACGATACTGGCAACATGCCCAATTCCACTTAACACATCTTTTTCTGCATTGGTAGTTGCAATTCCAAAGTTTTGTGCTAAATCGAAGCGAACCTGCTGAGCCGCAGAATCGATGAAAATAAAATCGGGGTTCCAGCGAGCTATCATTTCATTCAGCGCTTCCGCATGTTGTTCCGTAGTTCGCTCCGCTTGTAGATACTCGTCAAGCACATAATACTTTTGCGAGTCCCAATCGTAGGCAAGCATGCAAAGAGCTGTGGGATCTTTGAAGCCCCAGTCCAACCCCGCGATGATGTCCATGCGTTCTACGTTCAATTCTTCCAGATTTGATACGCAAGCCGCAGCATCAAACTTCCACACCTGTCCTTCGAACACGTTAAAGTCTGCTAGGTATTCCTGAGCAAACTCCGCAGCTGACATAGTTTTACGCGCTTCTGCAATGTTTTCTGAGTTTTCTCGTGGATTGTCTTTCCAAGTTGCACGAATCGAAGCCCACTGAGGATACTCGTCAGAAAATCCACGAGCCCAAAATCGGCTAAACCAGTTGTTTTTACCGCGAGGAGTTGAGATGAAGATGGCTCGTGCGTTCGGTTTGTCCAGCGTCGGTCTTAAAGCCACGTTAAAAGCGTTTTCACCGTCTGCTAGTGCAGCTTCGTCGAAGATGATAAGATCGTAGGAGCGTCCAACGGCAGAGTCCACTTGGTTCACTGAACCCATTCGAATCGTAGACTTGTTGCTCAACTCGATTACACGATCCTTCGCATTGTCACGTTCCACTTCAAGCGAAAAGTGATCAATAAGACTACGTTGTAAATCGAACGAGATTTGAGAGAGATTGTAATTCGGGGCCATGATCAGCACGTTACAGCTAGGAACTAGAGTAATTAACTGACCAATAATATTTGCAATAAAAGTTTTACCCTGCCGTCGAGAAACTGCAGCGACGACAAAGCGATATTTTTGAATTGCATTTAATATTGCAATCTGAGACGGAATTGGATCTACATTTAAAAGTTCGAGATAGGGAGCTATCGGAAGTTTAATAAAAGTTTTACATTCTTCTACAAATTCACACTGTATATCCGATCTACTTATTTCCATTAAAATGATACCGATGAAAGTAAAAAGCCCATGTAAACAATCCAGCTAAAAAGAAGTTTAACACCGTTTCGCCGAGTGGAACGTTTGCTGTAAAGTTTACCGCGTTCCACGCGGAAGATGCAATCACTCCACAAACTGCGACGCGTAGTGTCCAGTGATTTACAGACTTCCATTTATTTATCACATTGTTTTCGTTTCCAAAAAGTACAATATAAAAAAGCACCATGGCTGTACATAGTGCTCCATTTGCAATTGCGTTTATCATTTTTTAGTGTCCAGAATACGGCGAGCTAGAAAGTCAATGCCGTTAAGTCCTAAATATCCGAGAATAAACGCAATGCCAAACTCCATATTTCGACTTTGTACGTGAATTAAATCCACTACTATCGGTGTAAGATAGTTGGCTGAGCCTACTCCGGTGCCTATGCTAATCAATGCGCTTCCCAATCTTTTGGAAGCTCCGCTTTTGAGTGTAAGTAATGAGCCAAATAAACCTGCAACGATAAGACCGGCGTTCATGCCGATCTCCGCTAGAAATTCTTTCATGATTGCAGTAGCTTTTCCATCAACTTACCGTAATTACCAGCACCAAATGGAGTCTCATTTATCTGAACGTTGGTTTGATTTTGAATGCGAGTCTCACGACTTTTTTCGTATTCAGTCATTGCTCGAATTTCATCCATACGCATTTTATGAGCTAGTTGCAGTAAATCGGCTAAGTCCTTGTTAGTGTACATCTCTGTGCTTTCTGCTTCACGTAATTTTTCGTTAATCAGCAAATCCAAAGTTTCCGCTAACTTAAAACGATTTCGATATCCATAATCTAAATAAATAGAATCTATATATGCGCGAACTTCTCGACGTGCCAGTATCTCGGTTACGTCATTTTCAGAAATTGCAAGCGAACGAGCAACTTGCTGTATGCTTCCGTTTTGCAGATAAGCATTTGCAACTTCAAGATTTTCTGGAGAAATTTTTACCAAGTTCATGACAGCTATTATACTTTGTGCATAAAGTTTTGTCAACAACTTTTTTTGAAGGGGTATTGATACTTTTTTGGACTTTTTTGAAGTTTTTTTGAAATTACTGCACTTTTTGAAATTTACTGCTTTAAAATGAACTTTTTGAAATTTACCTAAAGTTGCGCGTGTGGGGGAGCGCAGCCGGCAAGCTACTTGACAGTCTAATAACCCCCCAGGCCCTAGGCCTCTATACCACACTCGAGTAGTGATTGCAAGAAAAAAATTTATCATTGCTCTATTGCATACTGTGCAATCGCTACCTTATAATGACTTCACATTGAAGGGAGCGCATAGCATGGAATTCGAAACGATTCGGAAAGCACTAGAAGAGCATGTGTGCATCGTTGACTTCGTCAAGAAGAATGGCGAACATCGCACGATGTTCGCCACGCTTGCGGAAAGCGTGACAGGACACTTTGGTCCCGTTGTTCCTAACAAGCGGGTGCTCCCGGTGTGGAGCATGGAGGATCGCGGGTGGCGATCCTTCAGCCTCGATTCTGTGCTAGAATTCCGCACCTACTGCTATCCCGGCAACTACTAGTCGCCGGTCATTCAACTACTGAGGAAAAAAATATGAGCATGGTTTATATTCCCTTTGCATACACTACCCGGCAGGGAGTGTACGATATTCTCGGCGTATACAATACGCTAGAAGCGGCAAAAGCCGCCGCTATTCCCGAGCGTTATTCGTATGCGTGGATCGACATTGAAGAAACGCCGATTAATTCGGCGTTTCAAGAATCCTCGAATGCCGTTTATCGTTTTGAAGATGACGAGGAATTTTATCTTGAATAATATCTGGCGCAAATATTATATCGCCGTTGAGATGGGTAAACTTCATCGAGGTTTGCCAAACGAATACCACAGTATGCGAAACCCAGACTTTGACTGGGACGCATATTTAGATCGCGTGCAGAATATCGAATTTGTTTGCGCTCGATATAATAACATGAGAGAGGCATACTTCGAATGATTGAGGTTGCAATTGGTATTTTGATTTCGTCACTCGCATGTTTACATGCGGTAAACTGTTACAAAGAGCATATACTGTTTCTAAATGAGAACTCTAAAAAATTCTAATTGAATTGTTTTGTCGTCTTATGGTATAATATACGTCTCAACTGGAGATTTAATTCATGAATCGAAACGATATACAGGAATTGTTTTATAAAATTCGCGATGTTCTGGTATGGCATGATATGGCGGATTATGCTAGGGAAACTCTTCGAGATATTCTTATCGATTTACAGGATCGAATTGACTCCGCAGAATATAATGGCCCCGACATGGAGAATAACTAAATGTCAAATGCTCAAAATCTTATAGATTATATTGACTGCGGTTTGCTAAGTAAGCAAGAAGTTATTCTAGCTTTTATTAAATGGCTTCCAGATGATGAAATTGGCGAAATGCTTCGCGCAAATGATTGGATATCCAATCAAGAGCCGGACGATTCAATGGATGGCGACCATGATTCCGCTATGACATCTGCGGGATTTGGCACTGACGAAGATTATGGTTATTATGGAGAGAACGATTAATGGACGCATGGTTTTGGGTTCAAGCTTTGGGGCTTTGGATATTATTGCTTTGTATTTATGCAATACTGGAGGACGCCTGGAATACTCGAAAAACTATTATTAAACGCTTTAAAAAATATTTTTAAAATGGTAGCAGCAAAAAAGCCAGCTAAATCAATGACTTAGCTGGCGGTGCACCGCCCCGTAAGTCATTGATTTTATTGGCTTTTTTGAAAGGGCGGTAATTGTCAATTAAATTGACAATTTGCGCCGAAAACGCGGACGCGGATTTCCCATTATAGAATACCGCGCGCGGGAATGCTTGTCAATACCTGGACGAAAATATTTTTGGCATGAAATATGCATCGACAAGCGCCCGCACGCACTAACAAGCTCACTCGTGAAATTAACAAGTTGACGCACACGGGTTGACACGACTACCATTCTCGAACCGCGGGCATTCCGTCCGCGATGTGGAGAATGTCAAGATGACTGCTACTGCAAAAGCTCCCGCTGCTACTTTCGACGCTCGGCTGCTCGACGCTATGCGCGCCGCTTCGCCGTTGAATCTGGACAAATGCGAGGAACTGGCTGACCAGTTTGACGCAAAAGTCAAGTCCATCATCGCGAAAGCAATTCGCGAGGGCATCCCATACCAAAAAATGGAACGGGTCCGCAAGGATGGCAAGCCCGTAGCATCGAAGGATGCAACGGTTTCCGTAATCGAAGCAAAGCTCGGGCTGGCCGACGATGCGCTTGTCGGTCTGGAAAAGGCAAGCAAGGCATCGCTGGAACGTCTGCGCGACGCTCTCGGCGCGTAATTCTTTTTCGATTCATCTCCTTTTGCATATTCGGGGCGCAATTGCGCCCCGTTTTTTAAGGTAATATAAATGCGAAATAAGCTTAATATATTCGATCTTGATGGGACGGTAATCGATTCCTCTCATCGTCGGCAATATAATGCCGACGGTACGCTGAATATATCAGCATGGAGAAAATGCACGCGAGATATGATTATGCGGGATTGCCTTTTGCCGCTTGCTAGTGTTATGCGGCAACTAATTGCGAAAAAGAAAATGGTCGCAATTTGTACCTCCCGAGTATTGGGCGAGGCAGATTGGGAATACTTATCCATGCATGGAATACTTCCGCGCATTATTATTTCCAGAGTCGAGGGCGATACTACCCCAGACGCGGAATTTAAAACTCGCGAATTGCAATGGTCATTCGGCGCGGGTTTGCTAATGCAATCTCAAATGTGGGAGGATATGCCGGACATTCGTGCCAGCGTATCCAAACTCGGTGTATATACTCTCGATCCCGCTCCCTTTAATAAGGTAGGCGTATAATGGATAAAATCAAACTCGGCAATCGCAATCTGAATTCCGTGGCAAAACATATTGTAGCGCACGCACGGGAATTGTTCGATATTCCGAAAACACATGATATTACCATTGTAGGCGAGGAAATGGGGTATTATGATGGCGCATGTTTTGCGTCAGAATTTGAATCCCATATTCAAATAAACTCTGAGATAAAATGGAATGAGCCTGATTTAGCCGCTGTTGTCGGTCATGAATTGGTGCACGTTTATCAAACACTGCATTGTGGTTTAGATTTGGAAGAAAAACAGGGATGGTATAAAAACACTCTATATAGGCTTCGCTATGAAACTGAATACTGGCTATCGCCGTGGGAGATTGAAGCGCGAGGGTACGAGGAATACTTTCGCTGGTATTGGAC